AATACAAATTTCTACACGGGCAATCTGAAAGAACTTATGTTTTACACATCCTACATTGGAGATGATCAGAGACAACTGATTGAAGGCTATTTGGCTACAAAGTGGGGGATCCAGGGCAACTTGATGTCAAATCAACCTGTCTCTACACTCAAGAATTTAACAGGAATGCCCGTTGATATGATTAATACCACTGCGCAACTGCTGTATGCGCCTTCCTTATGTAATAATCCTACACTTGGAAATAGGAGTGTTCTTCGTTTCAGCAGTGCATACAGTAATACACTCTTCTTAGCTCCGCTTAATTCAAACAGCCCTAAGTTTTTGGGTACAGGAAATATTGTGAACCAAATCTATCCTTTACAGTATGTCATCTATCCCACAGAATATACACTTTTCTATTTATCAAGGCACATTGGACCACAATCCAACTCGCGTTATATCCTACAAGGTCAGACCATGTCAGCCTTCTATGGATATGGAAGCGGCTACAATAGCTGGTGCAAAAACTATTTTACCAATGATGGTGTGGTTGATCAAAACGGTATCAATAATGACTCGAACTGGAACTTATATTCATTTACTAAGTTGAGCAACGGATTTGCGACCTACAGATACTATGGTTCCAACGGAAACAGAGGCTATGTGACAAGTGGATTTGAAGGCATGGCGATTAATATGGGACAAGATTCAAATAATACATCAGACTGTGAAGTATCAGAGATCCTCGTTTACAATCGTGCGCTGACGATATCAGAGACAGTTCGTGTAGAGCAGTACTTGGCGAACAAATACGCCCTTTCAACAACGTACACGCAGTTTTCAACACTCAATTACGCGTCGTCAATCATGACGACTCCGTCAAGTCTTTCAAGTATAGCGAATTTGAAACTCTGGTTCGATCCGAGTCAGTTGAACTTCATGAAACATCCCTACAACGTCTCAACAGTTGGTTTTTCTTTCAGTCCTTCAACCATTTCATCGCTTGATTGTTGGTTTGACGCCTCTGTATCAACAAATTACAGCACAGTGGGGTCAACTGTAGCTGCATGGTATGACTTGGGGTCAAATGCTCGCCATTTGGTTCAATTGGTCTCAACGAATCAGCCGCGATTTGTTTCCTCACAAAATGTTGCCGCAAACTCCATTTATTTCAATGGAGCCTCACAGTTCATGACATTTACCACGCCACCGAACATTTTCTACACGGATTACACAATCATGATACTTGAACAGAGGCGCTCAGCAAATGCGAACTTGTATTTCTTGGGCGGCTCTAATTCAAACAATTATCAAAATATACAGTTTGGATACAATACTTCAAGTAACGCCTATTATAACGTGTATGGAACTGGAGCCATTGGAATTAACATTGAAGCCTTTTCAGATGCTGGAGGTCGTCAAACGGAATCGTTTCGCATATGGTCCATTACGTACAATTCAAATGCACAGACGTTGCGTATGCACATGAATGGGCACTTGATGTCAACCTATTATCCTTATTTTAATGATATGACAAATTGGATTGGAGCAAGTGTTGGACTCTTCTGGAACGGAACTGCATACTATTACAATGGCAACGTGAAAGAGTTAGCCTTCTTCAGAACAGCTCTCCCTGATGACCAGAGACAGCTCATGGAAGGGTATTTGGCTACAAAATGGGGCATTCAGACAAATCTGATGTCCAATACGCCGATTTCAACTCTCTACAATTTGACGGGTATGAATGCTAATATGGTAAATTTAACTGGTCAGCTGTATAACATGCCCTTCTTGAGCACGTCGGCTCTTCTCGGAGGCAAAAATGTCTTGCGATTTGATATTTACAAGACGATGTTCTTGAATTACATCAATTCAAATACCAGTTACACATATGCCTTACAGCCAGTTGAGTATCCTGTTGAATTTACACTTTTTTACATTGCGAGACACGTAAACAGCAATACAACATGGAGTCGTCTGATTCTACAGGGAAATGCGACTGGTGCATATTATGGTTATAATACTGCTCAAAAGAAGGGTATTTTTACTCTGGATGGCTACACCATAGAAGCAAACGGCTTCGCAGCAAATTCCAATTGGGATTTGTGGTCGTTTACAAAGGCTCAAAATGGTATGGCTGGCATTTATTATTTTGGTTCAAACATTAATACTGGATACCTTGGTTCTGGTTTTGACGGTATGGCAATTAATACATGTAATGACACGACGAATATCTCAGATTGTGAAGTGGGCGAGATTCTCATATATGACAGGTGCCTTGGCTCAAATGAGCGCAATCAAGTGGAGACCTATCTCGCAAACAAGTACACAATGACAAGCAACTTGTATCAGCCGTTTTCAAATACTCCTCAGCCACTGCTCACAAACGTCATCTCATCTCTCTCAACGATTCCTGATTTGAAGTTCTGGTTTGATCCTACTCAAATTCCAGTTGTAAGACATCCCTACAATTTCTCAACGCCTGGAGTCAACCCTTCTACATTCCCTGGACTTGATTGTTGGTTTGATGCCTCTGGTCTTACCAACTTCAGCACATTTGGTTCATCTATTTCTGTTTGGTATGATAAAGGTTCAAATGGTCGGCACTTATCACAATCTACACTAACAAGGATGCCAACCTATGTATCTTCCTATCAAAGTGTAGTCTACATGTCATCACAAACTGCGGTTTATTTGAATGGAACACAACTTATGTATTTCAGTACAACGCCAGCTGTCGTCAACAGCGATTTCACCATTTTCGTGGTTGAACAACGTCAATCGAACATTGTGAATAACGGAACCAACTATGCTTGTTTCTTGGGTGGTTCAAATTCTAACGCTGTCAACTGTAACTTTAATGTTGGCTATTTGAATAACTATCAGAACTGGAATACGTTTGGCTTTCTGAATACTAATTACACGATTATGGATTATTACCAGAACGGTATTTCACAACCGATTCCGCTCTATACACGAGCATCGGTTGAACCTTATCGCATCTGGTCCATTCAATATGGATCAAACGCAAAGGTAAGAAAATATTTCGTTAACGGATTTTTACATTCAGTTCAGAGCAATTTCACAACGGATATACCACAGTGGTTATATCCGAGTTTAGGATTGCTAAACAGCAACGGAAATATTTACTACTACACTGGAAATATGAAGGAGATGATCTTCTATAGCAACTACATGCCTGATTCACAGAGACAACAAATGGAAGGTTATTTGGCGTGGAAGTGGGGTATCCAGTCTAATTTGAACTCCAACATGCCTGTTTCAACGTTTAAAAACTTGGCAGGAACAGGTGCCGATTTAATCGCTTACCAGGGAGGTTTGTGTAACTATCCTTCCCTCGTCGTGAATCCAACGCTAAGGCAACCTGTTTTACGTTTTAATTCGAATACACAGTTGTACCAATGCAACGCTTTGTTTTATGAAACTGACTATACCTTCTTTGTTCTCGCAAGGCAACTGTGTGGACCAGGGGCAACAGTGGGTGCTAGTAACACAGGTGCTAACTGTAACATAAAAAACTTTATCTATGGTCTCAATACTGGTCTCTTTGGCTATGGAAGTGGCTACAATGGATATGCCAAGAATATCTTCAACGCAGACGGCACCATAGAAAACTATGGTACACCTCCAGATTCAAATTGGGACTTGTTCCGATTCCGTCGCGACTCCAATGGAATTGGATCTCTACATTACTTCGCCTCGAATGTTAATAAGGGCTATTTACAGTCTGGCTTTGAGGGCTTTGGAATCAATTATGCCTATAGTTATACAGCATTCAACCAAGGATATCATTCAGACGGCGAGATAGCTGAACTGATTTTTTACAACCGTACATTGTCAAGTAATGAATGTACACAGGTTGAAAGCTATATTGCGAACAAGTACAATTTGGGTCAGCGTTTGATTCAGTACTCAACACCCGCTGTCTACGCAAGTACAATCTATACTACAATCTCCTCTCTCTCAACCATACCAAATCTCAAGCTCTGGTTTGACCCGAGTCAGATGAATATACTACAGCACACCTATCGCTACTCAACTGTTGGTTCGAACTTCAGCCCCTCGAGTATTTCATCCTTAGATGCGTGGTTTGATACATCTATTTCAACAAATATTACACTCAACGGAGCCTCTAACGTGTCTCAGTGGAGGGATAGTACAGGAAGAGGACGAACACTTACACAGGGAACAACAGGAAACCAACCGTTCTACACTCCTGGCATAAGCTCAATTAGCAGTTCAATCTTTTTCAATAACGCACAATTTGTCTCGTTTACAACCATTCCAAATATAATCTCAAATGACTACACGATTTTTGTTGTTGAGCAAAGACAGAGCAATAGTGCAACGAACTATTTTATGGGAGCAAGTTCATCAAATACAACAGCGTATGGAAATTTATTCATGGGATATAACGCATCGAATGGCGCGTATACTGATTTGTACGCTTATGGTCTAGGTGCAACCATTGAAAATTATGTAGCACAGCCATCGCGATTTACTGAACCTTGGCGTATATGGTCAGTACACTACTCATCCAATCTTACGATGCGCAGCTTATATATCAATGGTCAACTTCTAAATTCGAATTTCATGTACCAAGATCTAGTCTCTTGGAATAACGCCTCAATAGGTTCATACAATAATGGAACAGCCTATTTCTACACAGGCTATATCAAAGAAATCATGTTCTTTTCAAATGCGCTCGATACAGGTACGCGTCAACTCGTTGAGGGCTATCTCGCTACAAAATGGAACTTACAATCCAATTTAATGTCAAATACCCCTGTTTCAACCCTCAAGAATCTGACTGGTATGCAGGTTGATATGATTAACACAAGTGGTCAGCTCTTCAATATGCCGACCCTCAGTAGTTCTTCACTCCTCGGTGGCAAGAATGTAATGCGGTTTACTGCCTGTAATACACAGACGTTGTTCCTTGGATATTTGAACTCCAATGCTTCCAATATACCATCTCTCTATCTAACGCCTTCCCTCATCTATCCCACCGAATTCAGTTTGTTCTATATCGCACGTCACTTGGGCTGTAACACAACCTACAGTCGTCTTATCTTACAAGGACAGACACAGACAGCCTATTTTGGATACAACACTGCGCAAAAGAAGAATATCTTTTATAACGATGGATGGATTGAACAAAACGGCGCTAGTGCAAATTCTAATTGGGATTTGTGGTCATTTACACGCAGAAATGATGGTATGGCTGCTATTTATTACTATGGTTCCAATATAAATAGGGGATATGCCACAAGTGGCTTTGAGGGCATTGCCATAAACACGCCTGATACAACCAACGTATCAGACTGCGAAGTCGGTGAAATGATTGTGTATGATAGGTGCCTCCTAGATTCTGAGCGCAATAAAGTGGAGACCTATCTCGCAAATAAGTATGCCATGACCAGTAATTTACAAACACAAAGCATTAATTATCCTCTTTCTGTCAACGCGGCACCAGCAGCTGCGCCATCAACACTCTCCTCTATTACGAATTTGAAGTTCTGGTTTGATCCTGGTCAGTTACCTTTGTTACAACATCCTTA